CGCAAATTACAGCGTTCGGGCTTCTATAGAGACCTTGAAATGATGTCTCCTGGAAGCGGTATGGAGAATACCGAAGTTACGGACAAGTTAGAAGAGCTACAAGGGTTAACTAGAACAATAAGTGACGAAGAATTCACTATATTAGAGATACATGTCGACCTAGATTTAGAAGGTCACGAAGATTTAGACGAAAATGGCGAAGAAACAGGCGTAGCACTTCCGTATGTAGTGACTATTTGCAAAGACAACAACAAAATCCTTGCAATTAGGCCGAATTACAACGAAAACGACCCAATGCGTAAGAAAATTGAACATTTTACTCATTATAAGTTCCTTCCTGGATTAGGGTTTTACGGTTTTGGATTAATCCACATGATGGGGGGCTTAACTAAGTCAGTTACTGCAATTTTACGTCAATTAATTGACGCGGGAACGCTTTCTAACCTTCCTGCTGGATTTAAAGCACGTGGCTTGAATATTCAACGACATGATGACCCGTTACAGCCAGGAGAATGGAGAGATGTTGACGCTCCTGGAGGTCGGTTACAGGATGCGTTTTTACCTTTGCCGTATAAAGAGCCAAGTGCTACTTTAACGACATTATTAGGTGCTTTAGTTGATTCGGGCAAGCGATTTGCCGCTACCGTGGAAGCGCCTACGGGAGACGGAAACTCTGAGGCTCCCGTTGGAACTACTATTGCGCTGATGGAGAAAGGACAGCGAGTTATGTCCGCAATCCATAAAAGACTCCATTATGCGCAAAGAACCGAGTTTAAAATACTAAAAAGAGTCTTCGGTGAGTTTTTACCTCCGGAATACCCTTATCAGGTACAAGGTGCGTCAGAAAACGTATTTAAGACGGATTTCGACAGTTCTGTGGACGTTATTCCGGTAAGTGACCCTAATATATTTAGTATGGCACAAAGAATCACTTTAGCCCAAACACAGCTACAAATGGCACAATCTGCCCCAGAATTGCATGATTTGCGTGCATCTTACCGAAAAATGTATATGGCGCTGAATATTAAAGATATTGACGCATTATTACCCCCTGAAGCAGAAGTTCCTGCCCGAGACCCTATTAGCGAACAACAGGCGACTCTGACTGGCAATTCTATAAAAGCGTATCCGTTTCAAAACCATGAGGCGTATATTGCAGCACATTCTTCTTTTTTGCAAAACCCAATGGTTCAGCAAAACCCTGTAGCGTCACAAGCAATAAGTGCCAATATTCAAGAACACCAGTCTATGCTTTATCGACAGCAGATAGAGCAAGCGATGGGGCAAGCATTACCTAGTTTGGAAGAGGGACAAATGCCTCCAGAAGTAATGAATCAGATCGCTATGATGGCGGCACAGGCAACACAAGAAGTTACGGGTCAGGCACAAGCACTGGCCGATGCTCAAGCCGCAGCACAGCAAGATCCGCAACGTGAAATGTTTAATGCACAACTGCAACATGAACAAGCACAGTTAGCACAAAAAACCGAGGATGATGCACGAGACGCACAGCTTGTTGAGATGAAAGCACAACTAGATGCGCAAATCAAACGTGAGAAAATAGACGCAGATCTAAAAGTACAAGACACTAAGTCTGCGATAGAGTTGCAGGGGCTTGACCAAAAAGCAAAAACAGATGCTGAAAAGAACTATACAGAACTAGTTAAAATAGTTCGAGAAAGTAGAAACCCGACCGGAGAAAAATAATGCGAGAGTATTACGACAAAATGAAGAGTTTTCCTTCACCTTCTAAACAATCGAATCGTTCAGAATCTAGTGAGTCGTCAATAACCGACAACACTAAAACTGAATCGGTAAAAGCCGGAGTTTGTTTAGATACGCCCCAAAAAGCAAAAGTCAAAGGAGCAAACGGACAAACAAAAGGACTTCTTTGGTATAGGTCAATTAAATAAGTGGACTATATCTTAGCTACGGAGCATTTGCTCCGTAAATATCGTGAGAGAAAAGAAGCTCTCATGCAAACATTGGCTTCTGGTAGTATTGAGAATTTTGAACAATATCAAAGGATAGTCGGTGAAATAGCAGGTCTGAGTTTCTGTGAACAGGAAATTCAAACCTTACATTCTAATATGGAGGATGCAAATGACTGATGTCGAAACAAAAACTGTTCCAGATAGAGTATTAAGAGAATTCGGAAGTGATGCCCCAGCCCCAAAGCTGGAGCCTACAATCACCCCTGAAAACTTAGACTCTCATGCGGATTCTTTACCTAGACCAACTGGGTATCGTATTCTTATATTACCTTTTACACAATCTTCTGTTACTAAGGGCGGTATACATTTAGCTAAACAAACTGTTGACAAGGAAAGACTTGCAACCGTTGTTGGTTATGTTGTCGCTGTAGGACCAGACGCATATAGTGATCCACATAAGTTCCCTGAGGGACCGTGGTGTAAAAAAGGTGATTGGGTTATCTTTGGCAGATATGCTGGAGCTCGTTTTCAAATAGAAGGTGGCGATATGCGTCTTTTAAATGATGATGAGATTCTAGCCTGTATAGATAATCCAGAAGCAATATTATCATAATAACTTGAGGAGGACTCATGCAAGAAGTAGAAAAAGTAGAAGAATTTGAACTAGAACTAGAACTTCCCGAAGGGGAGGTCGACATACATGCAGCTGACGTAGATACATCACTGCCAGACAAGATTCAACAACAAGAAACAGTAAAGGAAACTAGTACTGGTAAAGAGTTGGACGAAATTAGTGATTCAGTACAAAAACGTATTGATAAGCTAACTTATAAAATGAGAGAAGCCGAAAGACAGAGAGATGAAGCTGTTAATTACGCTCAAAACGTTACCCATACGGCTACTAACTTAAAAGAAAAATTAAAGAATTCCGATTCTTCCCTTTTCAAAGAGTACGATAACAGGGTACAATCAGAGATTGAAAGAGCAAAAGCTCTTTTAAAAGAGGCACAGGACAACGGAGATGGGGAAGGAGTTGCTAACGCAACCGAGAAACTTTCTAGATCAAGTGCTGAAGCAGAAAATCTTAGAAGATTATCAGCTCAGCAACAGATCAGAGATAGGAATCAACCTCAACAAGTTGCTGTTGAGCCGTATACACCGACCTTACAACCTCAGGCGGCAGGACCAGATCCAAAAGCAGAGGAATGGGCGGCTAAAAACACATGGTTTGGAGATGATCAAGCAATGACATTTGCAGCTTTCGGAATACATAAAGAACTTGTTGAGGGTGGAATAGACCCTTCTTCAGATACGTATTACCAAGAAGTAGATAGAAAAATGCAGGATAATTTTCCACATAAATTTTCACAAGAGCAATCTGCCCCCGTGCAACAGGTTGCTGCTTCTAGCAGAGGTGCTAGTGGTAGAAAAGGGACACGTAAAATAAAACTCACGCCGAGTCAGGTAGCGATAGCTAAAAGACTTAACGTGCCACTAGAAGAATATGCTAAGCATATCGAAGGAGTATAATATGACTGATGATATTAAAACTGATCGTAACTCACGATCTGCAGAGACACGAGACTCTCAAACTCGCAGAACGCCTTGGAAACCACCGTCTATGTTGGACGCACCACAAGCCCCTCCTGGATATCAATTCAGGTGGATCCGTGAAGCTACTAGAGGAGTAGATGATAAATCTAATATGTCTAAACGTATTAGAGAGGGATATGAACCTGTGAGAGCAGAAGATTTCCCTGAATTCCAAGCCCCAACTATTGATAGTGGTAGTAACTCTGGAGTCATTGGTGTTGGAGGACTAATTCTCGCTAAAGTACCAGTTGAAACCGCAGCAGAACGTAATGCTTACTTTAAAGGTCAAGCAGAAACGGCTATGCAAGGTGTAGACCAGAACTTTATGAGAGAAAGTGACGGAAGAATGCCTATAAAAGATGGAGACATCCAAAGGACTTCTAAAGTTGCGTTTGGTAGTAAACCTACCAATAAAGGAAATTAATAATAACAAGTATATAGACAAAGGAGACAATCATGGCTAATACAAATAAACCAAATGGTTTTACTCCCGCATATCATATGTACGGTGGTGTTATTCGTCCTGCAGAAATGAGAATCGCAAGTGAAACTTCGGCATCCATCTTTAGTGGTGATGTTGTAACTTTATCTAGTGGTTATGTCATTCAAAGCACGGCGACGACAACTCCTATAGGCGTATTTTACGGAGTATTTTTTACTGCAACAGACGGAACCCCGACTTTTTCAAAAGTCTGGACAGGTAGTGTTGCAACACTAGGTGGCGAAGATGCAAAAGCTCTCGTTTACAATGATCCCGCGATCGTTTACGAAGCTCAATTTACAGCAGGTACACCTGCAGTAAGTTTCATCGGAGCTAAATATACTCTTTCTACTACTGCGGGCAGCACTGTCAACGGTAGATCAAAGGAAGGGGCAACCGCAACTACTTCGAGTGGTGTAGCGTTATGTGTCGGATTCCCATCTCAACCAAGCAACGAAATCGGTGCTTTCGCGAGAGGATTCTTCACATTCCCTACTAACACTTTCGCAGTATAACTATCTAAGGAGATAAATAATGGCAATTAATAGAGCCCAACTAGTAAAAGAACTAGTACCTGGACTTCATGCTCTCTTTGGATTAGAGTATGAAAGATACAACAATGAACACGAAGACATCTTCGATACTGAGACATCCGAAAGGGCGTTTGAGGAAGAAGTAATGTTAAGTGGATTTGGAGAAGCACCGACTAAAGGAGAAGGAGCCGCAGTCATCTATGACTCAGCTCAAGAATCTTGGACGTCACGTTTCACTCATGAAACAATAGCACTAGCGTTTGCGTTAACTGAAGAAGCTATCGAAGATAATCTCTACGATACTCTTTCTTCAAGATACACAAGAGCTTTAGCTAGATCAATGCAACAAACTAAACAAGTTAAGGCTGCTAACGTATTAAACAATGCGTTCAGTTCTTCTTTTGTTGGTGGAGACGGCGTAGAACTATGTTCTACAGCTCACCCTACCGTTGCTAACGTTGATGTGAGAAACGAGCTGGTAGTCGCCGCTGATTTAAACGAAACTTCATTAGAGCAAGCTCTAATCGATATCGCTGACTTCAGAGACGAAAGAAATCTAAAAGTTAACGCACAGGCAAGGAAATTAATCATTCCACCGTCTTTGCAGTTTGTAGCTGATAGATTACTTGAAACTCCAGGAAGAGTAGGTACTTCGGATAACGATATAAACGCAATGAGAAATATGGGAATGGTCTCAGAAGGCTATGCGGTTAATCATTATCTTACAGATACTGACGCTTTCTTTATCAAAACTGACGTGCCTAACGGACTTAAACATTTCGTTAGAACACCTGTATCAACTAGTATGGAAGGAGACTTCGAAACTGGTAATGTAAGATATAAGGCTAGAGAACGTTACAGCTTTGGTTGGAGTGATTGGAGAGGTATCTTCGGTTCCCCAGGAGCATAGTTCATTAAGTTGAATAAGTTAAAGGGAGCTTCGGCTCCCTTTTCTTTTGTTAGTGAATGAT